GGCGCCGAGCGCCTGCGGGTAGTGGCTCTTGATCAGGTCGACGAAGCCCTGCGCCGCCTCCTGGGGCGAGTTGTAGGCGGCGAAGCCCTGGCTGACCGGCGTCTGGTTGTACTCGCCCTCGTGCGTGGTCAGCGTCTGCGTGCCAGCCGTGCCGCCGCCCTTGATGCCGAACAGCTCGTTGCCGGGCGCCTTGCCGTAGTTCGACTCGCTGGCTGCCATCGCCGCCACCCAGGACGGGTCGAGGCCGAGCTGGTCGGCAGCCCACTTGGCGTACGGCGCGATGGTCTGGGCGAAAGACTGCGGCGTGCTCGAGTCGATCGCGCCCTGGCTCGGCTGCTGGAAGTCGCCGCCGAACTGGGTGCCGAACGTCTGCGTCTGGGGCTGCTGCTGGGGCTGGGTCAGGCTCTGGATCTGGCTCGAGCCGAAGTCCTGCAGGCGGCTCAGCGTCTGCTGCGCGTCTTGGACCGGCTGCTGCAGCGGCTGGAGCTGCGAGATGGTGCTCTGGAGCTGCTGCTGGCCGAAGTCATGCAGCCGCCCGGTGACGTCAGCCGCCTGCTGGGGGATCTGCTGCAGGGCCTGGCCGACGCCCTGCGCGCCCTGGGTCAGGTTGGTGAGCTGCTGGCTCCCGAAGTCCTGGAGCCGCCGCTTGGCCTCGTCGGTGGCGTCATCTAGCAGCAGGAATGGCATTCGCGGTCACGTTGGGCACCGTACCCGGGCTGATGCTGGGCGACGGCGGCGGCGGTACCAGCCCCGATGACGGAGGACTCACCGGGGCTGGCAGCGCCTGTGGAGGTGGGGAGTTGTTGGGATCGATCTCTTGCGGGAACGCCTGGGCCGGCACCTTCGGCAGCGGCACGTTGGGCCTGGCCGACTGGGGCAGCCGCTGCTGCTGGTCGAGCTCCGTACCAGGCGGCATGTACGCCTTGCCGTCCTCGATCAGCCGCTGCATGCTGGCCAGGAACTGGCTCGGATCGCGGCTGGCCTCGCTCATCAGGTAGGTGCGGTCGTTGTTCAGGATCGCCTGGTGGTAGCGCGCATCGACCTGGTCGTTGCTCTGGCGCACCACGTCCGGCTCCTGGCCCTTGAAGATCTGCTGGCTGACGGCGTAGGCGTCGTTGGTCACCTCGCGCGTGAGCGAGTTCCTGAGCTGTTCGGAGTCGGTCGGGTTCTGGGGCATCAGCGCGTGCGAATGACGATGAACAGCAGCATGAGTACCAGCAGCGCGAAGATCAGGTAGATCTGGAAGGCGTCAAGCTGCACTCCGTCACTTTTTGCCGATGCTCGTCCGGGCGTTGAGCGCCAGGACCTGTGCGCGCGCCTCTCGCCGACGATCAAGCTCGGCGGACTCAATAGCCCTGCGGCGCCCCTTGGCCTGAGGATGGAGCGAGACCGCGAGCTCAGCCTGTGCCCGTTTGATCTTGAGATACGGCAGGACCTGCTGCAGAAATGCCGCAGCAAGACGCGAGGCAACAACCCAGTCGTAGAAGATCGAGCCACGACGCTCGCTGACCTGGACCGAACCACCGAACATCTCCTTGAGCCAGTACACCACCACCGGATCGCACTGACCGACTTTCGCAACCGCGAAGTGATACTCGGCGTTCGCACCACGCCGACTCACCCGAATACTGATCGAGCCGTCGCTATCCATCACGCCCGCGGCGTACGCCAGGTCTGTCGCGTTCACTTCTTTCCTATGTTCGGAAACTTGCGCTTGACCGCAGCACGTACCTGAGCTTTCTCCGAGCTGGTGCCGTGCTGCGCGACGCGCGCGAGCGCATTCCGCGCGTGCGACGCGTCGGGTATCGGATAGCTGCCACTGCCCTTGCCGCCTTTTCCCTCGCCCTTGCCGGGCAGTGCGAAGCTCGAGCTCTTCATCTTCTGGCGCGACGCCGCACTCAGCTTGGCCATCTACTTACCTCGGATCTTTCCCTTGCGGACTGGCACGCCACGCTTCTTGTCGAGCGCGTTGTCCTTCTTGGAGCCCTCGACGATGCCTTCGCGCTTGTCGTAGGCCTTGTCGCGCGCCTCGGTCCACTTCTTGGTGGCCATCACTTCTTGGGCGGGGCTTTGTTACCCGTCTGGTCGCGCGTCACCGGCTGCGATCCTCGAGGCGCTGCGCCGATGTCGGTGTTGGTCGCCGGTCCTGGCGAGTGGACGCCGCCGATGCAGCCGCTCGGTCCGGTGGGCGGGTGCTCGCGATCGCTGGGTGGGGTGAACCTGGCCATCTCTAGACTCCTCCGGCGCCTGGAGCGCCGATGTTGGCTGCCGCCCCTTGCATGACCTGCGGACCTGGCGGCGGCATGGCGCCAGTCCCATTCGGTGCGGTGGCGAGTGCGGCCAGGTCAGGGACCCCTCCCGCACCTGGCCCACCGCCCTCGAAGACGCCAGGTGCTGGCGCTCCGGGTCTGGCTGGGGCCGGCACGGTATACGGTCCGCCTGGACCCATGTTGCCGGTCACTGGCTGGATGTTGGCAGCCATCGCCTGCGCCTGCGCGGCGGCACCGAGGATGTCGCCGCGGCCTGCGAACTGGAAGACCTGCTGGTCCAGCCACTTCTGATACTCGGGACTCTGCCTGATCCGATCGCGCGCCTTGCTGCGGCGGATCTCGTCCGGGTTGTCGCCCAGGTACTCGATCGCCTCGTCGCTGCCCCAGGTGCCGGCCTGCAGCCGCTCGTGCGCGTAGCGCGCCTTGATCAGGTCGTCGGTCGGCAGCTCCTGCTTGACTTCCCACCTGACCTTGACCGGGCGCTCGAAGTCGACCGGGCCCAGGCCGATGTAGCCCGAGCCGGTCTTGGCCTCGCTGCCCGAGTAGCCGACCCAGATCTTTTCCTTGACCTTGTTCTGGGCCAGGTCCCACAGCTTCTCGGTCTGGCGCTTCATCAGCGACTCGATGTTGTTGACGATCGGCCCGACCCGCACGCGCTGATAGCTGAGCACCTGGCTGATGGCGAAGCCGGCGCCCTCCATGCCCGAGAGCGTGGTCACCCTTGGACTCTCGAGCTCGCGGATGGCGTTGTCGACCAGGGTCATGTGCTTCTCGAGCGTGGTCGCGTCCGGGTACTGGATGCGCGCGAGCTGGCGCCCTGGACCCAGGTTGATGACCTCGCCTGGCAGCGGGCCTGGGTCTCTGTCTCTGGGCTTGCCGTCGTCGCCGATGACTGGCGCCGCGGAACTATCGCCGTACGTCACCAGCGGGCTGAGCAGGTCCCTAGCGACGTACTGGGCGTGCATGGCGCGCAGATACTGGCGGTACTGGACCAGCCACAGCTTGGTCTGGCTGACGCCCCAGCCGACCTTGCGGTTGCGCCAGAAGTTCATCCACAGGCCTGGCGCGAAGTCGTACGGCAGACCGAACGGGTAGTGGTGCTCGAACTGTTTGACGATCGCGCCGGTCGGCTCGTTGTGGTAGTTCGTACCGCTGACGCACCAGCTTGCCCAGCGCTCATCCCAGTGCTCGAGCATGGTGATCGACGTCGGCAGGATCGGCCGTCCGTTGGCGCCCCACATGTTGGATGGCTGCGCCTGGCCCATCTCCTCGGGCACGATGTTGCCGCCTTCGTCGAGGCCCAGGCGATAGCGGCGGAACGTCGAGCGCAGCGGCCGATCGGTGACCTCGATGACCTCGCACACGCGCCCGCCCATCGTGTCCGGGTAGATCACCCGCGGGTCGACGAACTCCCAGGCGAACGGCGGACCGCAACTCTTCTTGGCGTCCTCGGTGGCGCGGTCGTAGCGCTCCCAGGCTTCCCAGCTCTCGCCCGGGTTGGGCACCGGGTACTGGTAGCGCTTGTCCCACGCGTCGGGCAGGAACAGGATCTTGCTCCAGGCGCCGCCGTCGTTCAGCGCGGCGTCGGTGATGAAGCTCATCGTGTCCATGCCCGGCGTGCGCGAGCCGCACTGCCACAGCGTCTCCTCGGTCCAGTGCTCGCGCAGGCTGGCCGCGGTCTGGGCCGTGTCAGACTCGCCGCCGTCCAGGTGCAGCTTGGGCCGCTCGAGGGTCAGCATCGCCGTCTGCTGGAAGCCTTCCTCGCTCACGTCCGGGTCGCGCGGGTCGACGTTGACCAGGGTGTACTTCTGGTCGGCGCCGAGCATGGCTGGCACGCGCATCTCGCGCTGGGCGCGCGCGGTGTCGATCTGGATGTCGTCGCGGCGATACCTGTCGTACATCTCCGTCTGGAGCTCGCACAGGTAGGAGGCCGTCGGCGGGGTGTCAGCCACGCGAGTTGGCTCAGTCTAACGCGAGAAGGCGTACTCCGAACGCGTCGTCTGCGACGGGCGCAGACTGCCGATCCACGCCAGCGCCAGCGCGATCACGGTGTCGTCATGCTGGCCCGGCGGCGCGCCGTAGCGCAGCAAGCCGGACGGCATGCGCGAGCTCTCGTAGGCGAGCAGCTCAGACTGCTGCACCGTGTCCTCGAGCAGCGCCACCTCGCCGTTTTCGATCGCCAGCGCGAGTGACTGGATCGCCGCGGCTTTGCTAGCGTTGGTGGCGAGCCAGGGTTGCATCGGCAGCGCACGGCGTGCGGGGCCGTACAACCTCGAGTAGCCCTGGCTCAGCCGCTCGACGATCGGGTTGCCCATCGCGTTGGTCTCGGCCACGATCGCACGCGGCTTGTACAGGTCGTACCAGCGGTGCAGCCGCTCGGCCTGGAACTCCCAGTCGACCTGGGTGAAGCGGTCGACGGCCACCTGGCAGTTGGTCGACGCGTCGAGCACGCTGATGACGGTGAAGTCATTCGAGCGGCCCCAGTCGACGCCGAAGACATACTGGTGCTGCTCGAGCGGCGGCGACGGCTGCAGGTAGCTGACGCCGTCAACGCCCCTGAACACGCCGCCGCCCTCGAGCGACAGGAACTCTGCCAGATACTCCTGCATGTACGTGCGCTCGGGCAGCTCGAGCTTCGCCGCGGCCAGCTCGTCGTGATCGATGAACGGGTTGACTGACGTCGGCATCTGCCAGCTCGCCCAGTCGAGCTGCAGCGGGTCCTGGCCCAGTCGCCACAGGTCGTAGAAGTTGTTCATGCCGCGCGGCGTCGAGAAGAACCACGCGCCGCCCTTCAGGTCGGTCAGCGTCGGCCGCAGCGCCTGCTGCCAGATGTCCAGCAGGCCGCGCACGATGGCTGCCTCGTCGACCACGATCTTGGCGTACTTGCGCCCGCGGGCCGGGTTCTCGTCGTCGAGCGACCAGCACTCGAGCGTGCCGCCGGAGATGAGCTCGAGGCGGTGGTCCTGCTCGCTCTTGAGTCGGATCACCTCGCCCAGAGCGTGCTTGGCCTCGCGCCAGAACTCGGAGAGCAGTTTGTACGTGGGCGCGAAGTAACCCACCGGCTGGGCGTGGATGGCATCCAGCGCCAGCACGTTCAGGCCCAGCGTGGTCTTGCCCGAGCGCCGTCCCAGGCAGACGACGTTGAAGCGCCGCTGCTCGTCCAGGATCTTCTGCTGCGCGGCGTGCGGCGCCTTCAGTCGGACTCGTCGCGCAGCCATCTGAACCAGCGCGCCAGCCCCAGCGCCAGCAGCACAGCCAGGCTCAGCCAGGCGCTAGCCAGGATGATGACCGTCGTCCACGTCATCTTCGAGCGCCTCCGGCAGGAACTCGATCAGCGGTCGGCCAGGGATAACGTCCACCACCTGCGCTGGCGCGCCGACGTACTCGACCTCGATGGTGATCTTGCCGTCCGCCTGGACCTGCTGCGCGGCCTTGAAGCCGTTGCGATCGAGGATGTCCATCGCCACCTTGACCGCAAGGGCAGGGTCAAGGTCGTAATCGCGCAGCGCCTTGTTGAAGGTGCTCAGCGCCGGCCACGTCATCTGCTGGATGCGGAGCTCTGCCGCAGCACGATTCTGCGGCGCCATTCCGCCATGCACCTGGCACACCTGTTGGCCGTGCATGGCGGGTCGCTGACACGGCTTACCGGTCCTGCTCGAGTGCGCCTTGCAGCGTGGATTGCTGCCACGGGTCACCATAACGATGGGTGGCTTTCAGCAGCGAATCATAGCCACCAGCGGCCTCCATCAGCCGCCTGGCCTCGGCCTCGGCGCCGCGCAGGTTCGAGGTCCAGCCCCAGGCCATGTGCGGGCACAGCCACAGCGTCTCGGTGATCTTGAGCATCTTGCAGTGCTGCGGGCAGGCGTCGGGCCGCTTCTCGACGCCGACCACCTGCTTCATGCGCTTAGGCCTGGGCTTCGGCATCGATCTTCGGCCGTATGTGGATGCGCGGCGGCGCCAGCTCCCAGTTGCACACATGCCCATGCTGCCACTGGCCGGCGCACTCGGGGCAGGTGCCGTGTCCGCCGCGGCAGGGGTACGCGCCCTGCGCGTCCATCTGGGCGATCATGCGCCCCGCCTCGAGGATCTCCGACCAGCGCGCGTAGTACTCGACCGTCGGCTCGATGGTGGCCACCTCGAGGGTGCGCTTGTTGAGCGTCACGTAGCTGAAGTCGTACAGGTCGCCGGTCTCGCGCAGCATCGCCCAGCGGTACAGCGTCGGCTGCCAGGGGTCCTGGTTGGCGCGCCCCTCGCCCCAGGTGCCGATGGTCGTCTTGAAGTCGTAGATGCGACGTCCCGCGTGGTCGACCAGGTCCATGAAACCGATCGTCGGCTTGAGCCACGGCTCGACAGTGTCCAGGCAGAACTCGATCTCTGGCTCGCCCTTCAGGTTCAGGTCGACCACCGCGCCCAGCAGGTGCAGCCCGACGCCGCCGAGCTGCGCCCAGCGCTCCAGGTGCGCGCCCGGGAACTTCAGCCACATGCTCTTGAACGCCTGGTCGCCGTAACCGCCCAGATAGTGCGTCTCGAGCGCGTGGTGGATCGAGCTGCCGAAGTACATCGCCTCGGTGACGTCCTGTGCCACGCCGTCGATGTAGCGCTCGCGGTAGGTGGTCGGGCACAGGTCCCAGGTCTGGAACTGGCTCGCCGACCAGTGATCAGTGGGCATGGGTTGCCTCCAGCTTCTTGAGCTCGTCGAACGCCTGCTTGATGCGGATGAAGCCGGCGTTGGTGCCGCCCACGTCGGGGTGGTGGATCAGGCACAGCCGCCTGAACGCCGAAGTGATGACCGCGAGGCGCGGCTCGGGCAGCGGCCAGCCCAGCTCCAGGTCGGGCAGCCACAGGCGGTACGCGTACGGCGCCGACGCCGCGCGGTCCTCGTGCTCCTGGCGCTTGCCGTTGGTGACCGTCTCTGTCTCGGGCTCGACGCCTGGCATGTGGCCGACGCAGCTATCGAAGTGGCACTCCCAGGTCGCGTCCTCGCCGTCGACGTCCATCGGCCGTCGCGCGCCGCGGGCGGTCGTCTGCCACCACACCTTCTCGCCGCACGTACGGCACGTACTCACCTGGTGGCGCTCGCCCTCCTCGTCGGTGACCCACTCCTGGGCGGCGCACGTCTCGAAGTGCGACTGCTCCTCGAGCTCGTCGTCGTAGGGAAACGCCTTATCCGCGTTGTAGGGCGACGTACCCCACCAGATCTGCGCTCTGCAGCGCCGACACCTACCCCAGCCGCTCACCCGCGGACCCAGCCCTTTTCGATCAGCGTCTGGCGCGTGCCCGCCCAGCCGTCCATCACCATCTCGCGCTCGAGCGTCGTCCCGCCGAGACGCGTGTCCGCCTCGAGCACCACCAGCGACTCGAGCGCGTCGACGATTTTCTCAAGCGCGGTCGCGATCCGCTCGAGCTGTGCGTCTGTCTCGTCCATTGTCTTTCCTCCCGTATTTCGCTTCGTTGGCGATCTGCACCCACCCGCTGGGCGCACCTTTCGCCGCAATGCTGAACCACTCGCCGGTCGTCGAGTCGCGCACGTTGAGCCATCCGAGCTCGCGCGACCAGACGATTTTGGGTGGCCAAAAATCGACATTCCGAGATTCCCGCCCTATACGGGAATCCGGGAATCTCGAATTTTGAACTTGATCAGTCATCGATCGGCGGCTTCTGGTAGTACGCCTTCGGGTGGCCGCGCTTGCCGTCCCAGACCTGGATCACACGCCCGTCTTTGACCATCTTGCGGAGCAGTCGGCCCACGCTCTGCCGCCGCACGCCCGCGTCCTGGACAACCTCCTCCTGGGTCTTGGCTTCGGTCTCCTTCGTCGAAAGCACGGCCAGGATGCTGATCTCGTCGATCATCTCGACCACCGTGGCCGGCGTGCCTTGCGACGAATAGGTGAAGGGCTCCTCTTGGGAAAGCTCGACGACCATCACCTGCGGCGTGTCGTCGCCGAAGCGCCCGGCGCCCTCGAGCACCCGTTGGCGCGCGTTGACTTTCTCGCCCTGCATCGGCGTCAGGTGCAGGATGACGTCCATGATCGCGGCGTAGGCGCTCGAGCCGCGCGCGCTGATGCCCACCTCACCGCCGCTCTTGCGATCGTGGCGCACGATCAGCACCCCCAGTCCTTCGGCGGCGGCGCCCTGCAGCGGCTCGACCATCTGGTACGCGCGCCCCGAGTCGTTCTCCTGGTCGCCGCGGATACCGCTCCACTGCGCCATTGTGTCCACCACCAACAGGCCAGCACCGACCTGCTGGGCGTACTCGATCGACTGCTTGACCACGCGCGGCCAGGGCACGCCGCGCGACTCATTGTAGAAGCGCAGGTGCAGGTCCTCAGACTCGAGCAGGCCGGCCTTCCGCAAGTTGGGGATGAGCGACTGCCAGGTTTGCTCGATCAGATACACCACGCTGGTCGGCGTCACATCGAAATCCAGGAATTCTTCGCCGAGCAGGATCGCGCGCACCAGCGCCAGCGCAAACGTCGTCTTGCCCGCGAGCTTGGCGTAGCCGTCCAGCTCGGTTAGCAACCCTGGCCCGACCAGACCGCGACAGAACCAGGCGGTCTCCTCGGCTTTACGGTCGCCGAGCTCTGAGGCGCGCCAGTAACGCGGCCCCTCGGTCTCAAAATTCGAGGTTCCCGGATTCCCGACACCCCCGGGAATGTCGGAATCTCGATTTTTGCTCTTGCCGACGTGCCCGGATAGGTCCTCGTCCGGGTTGGGCTCGTAGCGGCCCACCGACTCGGCGATCTGGCGCACCTCGTCGTCATCCAGCGGCGGTCGGCAGCGGCTCTGGTTGGCCACGCTCAGCGCGGCGTACAGCTCGAGCGGCGACATGCCTTGCTTGCGCCAGCGCCCCGCCAGGGACGCCAGGCGCGCGTTGCGCTCGCCCTCGGCGTAGACGTCGCCCTCGGCGCCGGAGGCCCACTGCCGCGTGTGGCGTGCGCGCTCGTCGACCCAGTACGGCAGCTCGGGCAGGTCGTCCAGGTCGATGCCCCACTCGGCAGCCCACTTGTAGCGCGGTCCCAGCGCGTGTCGGCTGGGCGGCAGCATGACGTAGCCGCCGTGCCCGCGGAAGTCGATGCCGTCGGCCTTGGCGTACAGCGTCGGCGCGTCCGAGCGCCAGGCGAAGTACAGGTGCCGCCCGCCGATCTTGCCGGTCTGCACGCTGGGTCCGCTCGGGTAGCCCAGCGCTGTGGCCAGCTTCATCGCCTCGGGCCCGTCGATGTCGACGACGCAGCAGCCGGACAGACGGCCGGTCGGCATGGCGATGTTGCCGCTGGGCCACTTGCGCCACCAGCCGCGAGCAATGTCGCGCGGCGCCAGCACGTCCTGGTATCTCTCCCAGCGCACCAGCGGCTTCTTGCCCATCTTGTCCGGCGGACAGTGCTCGATCAGGCCGGTGCGCTGGTTGCGGTGCCCTTCGAGGCACTGGCCGTCGCCAGGCGAGCAGGTGATGAAGATCGGGATGCCCAGGTCCAGATAGTCCAGGGCGAACTCGCCCATTGGTTTGGGCTCTGGCTGCGGTGCTGTATTCTCTGACACGTACGAAGGCCTTTCAGGTCTGAGTTCTTTCAGAGCCCTTCCCCCACGGCGAACCAACTCCCAGGGGAAGGGCTTTATCTTACTCGCGTCGTAGCTCGGCAAGGATGCGCTCCTGGTCGCGCGGACGCCACACGTCGACGTCCTCACCGGCGCGGCGCATCGACAGGTGCATCAGCCGCTGCATCGGCGAGAGCTGACCCTCGTTGGTCTTGAGCTCGCGCCACATGTGCCAGCCAGAGTCGTCGCCGCCGTCGCCCTCGCGCCAGATGTACCAGTCCGGGATGCCGTAGGCGTCGCTCTTTGTGACGCCTTCGAGATTGCCCTCGCTCTCACGGACGTGAAAGCCGTGGACGCCGAGCAGGGCCATGACCCGTTTCAGCCAGCGGGCGAAGTCGTTCTCGCTGCCCTCATTCAGCCTGGGTAGCCGTGCGCTGGACATGCCTCTGGTCTCCTCGTCTGAACACCAGGTAGGTCGAGCCGTTGTTGTAGGCCGAGAGCTGCGGACGACCCCACTTGGGGTCGATCACGGCGTGGCTCCTGACCTGGTGGACGACCTCGTACGGCGCCTGCCAGTCGAGCGCCTCGCCCACCCAGTCGCTCTCGAGCTGGTACACGCTGGCGTGGACGTGGTCGGTGACCTTGACGATCAGCCCGATGCCGCACACCCGCCAGCACTCGCGCGTGCCGAGCATGATGGTGCGTTTGATCGTCTCGGTGTCGGCGGTGCCGAACGCCTGCCCCATCACCGAGTCGTCGCCGGCCTCGCCCAGGTGGGGCGGGTCGAGAGTGATGACATCGAACGACAGGTCGCCGTACTTCAGGTCGGTGACGTCCATCGCCCCGGACGGGGCGCGCTCCTGTTTCGAATCGTGCGCCGCGACCAGGTCGACGTGCGCCGAGCCGTCCCAGAAGCCGCCAAGGCCGTACGTCGGGTCCATCGCGTCGCGCGCGTCGGGGAAGCACGTCGCCAGGATCTTGGCGATGATCTTCGGCGTCGGCTGGTCGACCATGAACCGCAGCAGCGGGTCGGGATCCGGCGGCGCCTCGAGCCTGGGATTGATCGGCCTGGGCCCGCGGGTCTGATCCTGCAGCCATTTGCGCGCCGCGCGGAACGACGTGTCGGACGGCAAAGTGAGAACGCGTTCTCGGTTTGCCGGCTCAGCGAACGACATGCAGATCTCGGCCATGTGGCGCCCGAGCTCGAAGTGACCCTCGAGCCAGGGCAGCCATTCGCCATGCACCATCGAGGCCTTGTGGGCCTCGAGTGCATCGCCGAGCTCGATCGAGAGCTGCAGCGTGCGGTGCATGGACGACTTGAAGGTATCGACGAGCTCGCGGACGCGCTGCTCGGTCGGCGAGACGATCAGGGCGAGGGTCACTGGACGCCCTCGAGGGCCTCCATCTCAGCCTTCAGGCGCGCGATCTTCTCCTCGGTCGTCTCGCTGCTGCCGTTAGCCGGCGGCATGGCTGGCGGTGGTGCGGAGGGCCTCTGAGCCGCCTGCGCCTTGCGATCGGGCAGGATGCGGACGATGCGGATCTTCTCGACGCCGGTCTTGTCGTCGGTGGTCTTCATCAGGTCGACCATCGCCGTCTTGCCGACCAGCCAGTCTTCCCAGTCGTCCATGTGCTCGCGCACGTCGTCCGATTCCAGCTTCTTGCCGACGAGCGCCTCGGCGATCTCGCGCGAGCCGATGTACGGCGGCTTCGAGTAGCCGGTCTGGGTGCCCGAGGTGTGCCACTGCAGGTACACGTCGCCGTCCTCGTCCAGCACTGGCACGTTGTCGGTGGAGTGCAGGCTGAACTTGTAGGCCAGGTACGTGGCGCCAGCGCGCGCCGTCGGCAGCGTCGACTCCTTCTCCTCGATCTCCTCGAGGCGCGCGCGGTAGCGCTGCTCGAAGTCCAGGTCGACCGCGGCGAAGTTACTGGCGTCGGGGTCCTTCATCTTGACCATGTCTTTTCCTCGATCCTTTTCACTCACTCACACAGGTAGCGAGTTGCGAACTCACGCGACCGACCCTGTCTGATCATCCAGACAACCGCGGCGTGATTGGCGTAGGCGTTGAAGCGCGAGTACTCGGCGTATGGCGTGGTCTCCCAGGTGGAATAGATGAACTGCCCCAAGCCGGCGGCGCCGCTCCTGGGGTTGTAGGCGTTGGCGTCCCAGTGGCTCTCGTAGCTCACGATGCAGTCCGCCTCGGCGGTCGCCCAGTCAGCTTCCTGAGCGTCCGCACGCGACGAGCCCACCAGCACCAGAGCGCAGACGACCGCCATGCCCACTCGATCCGATCGGGTCACTCGCGCTCCAGGGCATCGGCGATGCGCCGCAACAGCGGCATCACCGCGCCGACCGAGCTCGAGTGGCGAATCGCGTCACGGTAGCCGTGACGATAGCCAGCGCCGTGCCAGGCCTGGGAGTTGGAATGCGGAAAGGGCTCCATGTCGGCGAACGCTCCGCGCTTCAGCTTCAGGTAGTCGGCCTCGACGAGCTCGTCGAGCGTGTCATGGATCGAATCGCTCACGCCGCTGACGATACCGGATCCGGCGCGGATGACGCAATCATCCGTCGTTCGTCGCGGAACAGGTCGCGCAGCTCGTACTGGTCCATGCCCAGCGCCTGGGCCAGCTTGATGATCGTCGCGTCGTAGGCGCTCTCGGGCTCCTGCTCGAGCCGCACGATCGTCGAGCGGTCCAGGCCGGCCAGACGCGCCAGGTCGTCCTGGGTCAGCATCGCCTCCTGTCTCAGGCGGCGCAGTGGGCCCCGCGCAGGGGCAGGTGTATTGGCCATGCTCGAATGATACGGCAATGCCGGATCTGGCAGGCAATGTTGCACCAATGATGGATCTGTGGCATACTGACGGTATGGCAATTCAGAACCTCGGGCGCTCGGGCGTCGGCTCGATCGTCCGCCTGCGCTGCACCCGCAATCCCCAGCAGCACCCCGTCGTCGAGCTCGCCGTGACCGAGCACAACGCCTACTTCTACGGCAACCTTCGCCCCGGCCAGCGCGTCGATCGGCACTACACCATCTGCCAGTTCGACGTCACCGGCTACCACTGCGACGGCCAGCAGTTCGCCGCCGCCGTGTTCACCCGCACCGAGGAGACCAACTGATGCGCTACGAATTGAACTCCGACCTGATGATCAAGGCCGCGCGCGAGTACGGACGGGCCAACGGCTGGAAAGGCAACGGCGGCGGCTGGATCTCCAACGGCCTGGACACCGTCCGCGTCCAGGGCTGGTGGCTTTTCTTCCGCACCCACTCGCCGATGATCCTCGACTGGTACACACGCAAGCTGACCGCGTTCGACACCTTCAACGAGCTCCTGGGCACCCACCCGAACTACCGCCCGACGATCCTGCCGCGCGACTGGCGCCACGTCCTGCTGGCCGACGCCTACGACTGGCGCATGGCTCGCCGCGGGGATAGCCGCCGCGCCTGGCGAGGAACGAACGCGTGACCGAGCTCCGCTTCGCCGTCGTCAGCGCGCTGCCAAGCGTTTACCAGCACCTGGTCGAATACCAGGGCAGCTATCTGGACCGCAGCGCGATCTGCGGCATGCGTCCCGCCAACCGCGGCTTTGGACGGCGCTGGTACGACGCGTCGGCGACACCTTTCCCGAAGCGCAGAATGTGCCCGGAGTGCCGTCGCGTCGAAGCCAAGCACTACGAATCCAAAGTTGCATCTATGTCGGAAGTTGGGGTACAGTGACCAGCATGGAACGCAGAGAGGAACGCATCGCCGCGCTGGTTACCGCCGCCGATCGCCTGGGTCGCAAGTTCGAGGCGACCGACCTGCTCAAGTACCCGCGCCTGCTCAAGGTGGCCAGCGACTGGCTGGTCGACGAGCCCCAGCCGAAGGAGCAGGGCTTCCTGCTCGAGATGTGGCAGCAGGTCAACGGCGGCTCCTGGCTCACCAACGGCCAGGCCAAGGGCGTGCTGAACGTCATCGTCGCGCGAGCTCGCTACCAGGCCGCGCGCCAGGCGCTGCCGCAGACCGGCTACACCAACGCCGCCCAGTTCGCTTGGTCGCTCGAGAAGGTCATCAACGGCCGCTACCGCGTCGAGTTCGGCGACGGCAGCTCGATCGCGGTGCGCCTGTCAGACGTCGATCGCGCCAATGGTTCGGACTGGGCTCGCAAGCAGCCCGAGGGCACGCGCAACGTCAGCCTGCTGACCCAGGGCGCCGACGGCTGGACCGGCAGCGGTTGGATCACTCCCGATGGCCAGCCGCAGGGCAAGGCGCGCCAGGGCAACGTCAACAAGGCGCTCGAGATCCTGGCCAAGGCGGGCGACACGCTGGTCTACGGCGTGGCCTTCGCCCGCCAGGGCAACTGCTGCTTCATCTGCGGCAGGAACCTGGACACCGCCGAGTCGATCGACGCCGGCTACGGTCCCGTCTGCGCCGACAAGTGGGGCCTGCCCTGGGGTCAGAAGCAGACCCCCGCGGCGGTCGAGGAGGCGCGCCAGCAGGCAGCCTCCGAGCCCGAGGATGATGGCGACGGCCCCGACCAGGAGGGCCTGGGCTACACCGAGCGCGACGACGAGGCGTACGACGAGATGGTCCGCCAGACCGTCGTCACTCCCAACCCGCGCCCCAGCATCTACGAGGAGGCCGACCGCAAAAACAAGGCGATCAACGATCGCATGCAGGCCAAGCGCGCGCGCGGCGAGAAGCTGACCTACGAAGACATCTTTCCAGAAGACGAGGAGAACTACTGATGGCCGACTTCCGCACCATCCACCAGTTGGGCGCATCGGCGTTCAACATGAGCTACGCCACGTTCCGCCAGGCGCTCGATCTGGAAGACGACGCCTACGCGATCGAGAAGTACCAGGCGTTCAAGCGCCTGGGCCAGGCGATGGGCGCCTTCGGCGACAACACTCTGCTGCGCCTGATCGACGCCTATGTTGCATCATTGTCGGATGTTGAGGTATAGTACTCGCATGCCAACTCTCAAGTACGCGATCGAATTCCGCGGCACCACCGTCAAACGGGCCAGCGCGGCTGGCCGCATCTACGCCTTCGTCACCGTCTCGACCGGCCACACGGTCGAGCGGGAGGCGCGCATTCTCGAGATCGACGCCGAACACCAGGAGCGCATGGCCGCGCACTACCTGGCCGCACTCGAGGGCCACGAGCGGATGAGCCCGACGTATATCAACGGCAAGACCGTCGAGGAGTCCTACCAGATCTGGTACACACGGTCGCTCGTCGAAGCGAAGAGGCTCCGCGAAACCGATCCTGCCGACCGCGCCAAGCGCGTGTACGACTGGGGCTGGAGCTCCCGCCGCGACCTGGCCGAGAAAAACGCCGCCAGGGCGCGCAGCCTGGGTTACCAGAACGTCACCGTCCTCGAGGTGCCACAACCATGAACTCCATCGAGGCGCTCGACTACGCCATCAAGCGCGTCAAGTTTTTCTACACGCGTCCCAACGGAGAAGCCGACCGTGAAAAGAAGGCCGTCCTTGAGGCGCTCGAGGCTCTCCGTCAGTCGATCGCCGATAATGTTGCATCAATGTCGGATGTTGAGATAGAGTAAGAGCGTGACACAGTTAGACGTTCGCTCCCAGGGCGCACTCGACATCGTGCGCTCTGGCCAACTCTCCGAACGCTGCAAACTGCCAGGCGGCATCGAGCTCGTCGCCTCGCAGTCCGCGGAGGGCGCCTACTACCTGGTGACTCCCACCTCGTGCTCCTGCCCGGACGCGAAGTACCGCAAGGTCACCTGCAAACACCAGCTCGCCGTGCGTATCGCCGACCTGCTCGCCGAGAGCCAAGCAGACCAGGAGGTCCAGTTCTGATGTTGTACTTCGCTTACACCCCGCTCTCCTGGGGCTCGAGCCCCGACTCCGCCGACGACGCGCTGAAGCAAGCGAAGGCGAACTTCCGCGACACGTTCCGCGCCAACAAGACGCCGCACTACGTGCTCGCCTTCCCGACCGGCACCAGGGTCGAGATCGGCATGCTGGGCGGCTGGAGCTCGGACAAGCTGCCAGTGGCCGTCGTCATCGCCCGCAACATCGACGACGACACGCGCGCCAACCTGGAAGGGATGGTCGAGCGTGCCGCGGCGAAATCGGAGGCCAGCGCGTGAACACCTACGACGCGCTGGGCTTCGCCCTTCGCAAACTGGGCCCACTCCGCGAGCGCGTCGCGGACGGGCCCGTCCCGAACGACTACGTGCGCCAGCGGCGCGCGTCCGCCCTGGCCCAGTACGACGCCGCGATCGAAACGCTGACCGCGCTTCGCGAGCTCGTGGGTGACGCCGATGCCGCGCGTCGGTAGCCACCTGAAGTGCAAGCGGTGCGGCAGGGCGCGCCATCGCAACACCGCCAACGGCCTGTGCGGGCGCTGCTGGGGCGAGGTCGGACGACCCGCCCTGGTGGCCGAACGACAGGCGATCAAGGCCAGGCGTGCCGCCAAACGCGCCGCGCCATACGATCCACTCGCATCGATATCAGAATCCGACATCGAAGCCGCATTCATCCGCAGCGCACCCGATCCGATCGCCGCGGTCCTGGCCGACGACGTGCGGGACTACATCTTCGACCAGGAACCTGAGGTCGCGCTGGCCATGATCGACCAGGCCAGCGACGAGCTCGCCAACGAAGGGACCCCAATGCCAACAACTCGAGGCCGCAAACCCAACCTGACACCCGAAGTCAAGAAGGAGATCGCCGAGGCGTACGCCATCGGCGAGCCGATCGCCGAGATCCTGCGAACCTACGCCATCGGCCAGGGTGCGCTGTACCGCATCCTGCACGCCGCGGGCGTGGCCCTGCGCGGTCAGAACAACGGCATCGTCGACTCGCCCGCCGACGTCAAGCCGCCGGAGCTCGTGCCGCCGCCACCGCTGACGATCGAGCCAGGCGTATTCGTTCCGTCGGTGCAGCGCTGGGTAGTGACCTACGAGGTCGTCCGCCGCGAGTCCACCACCGTCGCCGCCAGCAGCTACACCGAGGCCGCGGCGCAGGTCGAGGGCGAAGGCGTCGTCATCACCAAGGTCGAACGCCTGTGAAAACCTGGGTAGTGCTGCCCAGCCCGGTCGACGGGCGGTGCTGGATGGGCAACGCCGAGACCGCGGCAGAGGCGGCGATGTACGCGCGCGGCAAGGGCAACCTGGTCGCCGACGAGTACATCGTCTGGGACTGGGACCTGAACCGTCACGAGATCATCTTCCGCAGGCCAGCCGACGATGCCGCTGGATGACCACACGCTGCTGCTGCAGCTCGAGCGCGACGTCGAGCGCCTGACCGACGCCAGCATCGACGCCATCGAAACCGTCCAGCAGCGCATCGACGACGAGGTGGCCAACTCGCCCGGCTGGGACCACGTCGAGGCCGAGCTGCGCGACATCAACGAGCGCCTGGACAAGCTGGACGGACGGCTGACACGCACCATCCGCGCGGTCATGGAGTTCATGCAGGCCTGGGAGGAGAGCCAGTCAGAGGGCGCCGAGTAGCTTGAACACCTGCCAGAACACCAGGACCACGAAGATGATCCCGCACACCAGGAGGGCCGTTGTCACCAGCGGCCCTTCCCATCTGCCCGCGACCGCGGCGCGCTTGCGCTGATAGCCGACGGCGATCGAGATCTCGAGCCGAAAGTCGGAGTGACGATCGGAACCGTCGCCGAGCTCCGCCACCCCGCCTCGCTCACTTCACCAGGTAGACCATCTGCCAGCCCGGCAGCCGCGCCCAGTCGCCCTCGTCGACGTAGTCGTTGATGCCCATGTAGCCGGGCGCGCTGTTGGCGATCCACAGTCCGGGCCCGTCCACGCCGCGCCCGCCAACGAAGTGGTACCAGCTCGTCGAGTTCAGGATGTACGCGGTGTCGGCGGCGAGCTCGAGCGCGCGGCCCCAGGACACCCACTCCTGGCGCGCCTCGACGCCGTAGTCGCTGAGCACGTTGACGATGCACTGGGTGTCCTTCAGGCCGCTGTACTCGTCGACGCAGCTCGGATAGCCGAGCTCCACGGCGACGCGCTCGCGCGAGGAGTACGGGTTGAGCCCGGTCGCGCGCAGCAGCCAGTCGGTGGCGCAGATAGAACAGGTCCAGTTGTAGACCTGGGGCGCCATGCTGGTGTCGCGATGCTCCTGGAAATAGTCCCACCAGGTGGCGCTGGGCTCGGGGGTCAGGCCGTCATCGAAAGGGGACAACGCGTATAGCGTTGTCTGCCTCCAGCCAGTAGTAGACATTGTCTCGGCCGTAGGTCTGGGAGATCTTCTCGCCGTCCGGCGCGTTGATGACGAACACCTCGTCGCTGCGCGCCTCGTCGCCGTGGTCAGCCATCGCCTGGCTGACGCCTGGGCCCACGTTGAAGTCGGTCATGGCACTGCCACGCCATTGGACACCAGACCAGCCGACTCGCCCAGCTCGACGTCGCCGGTGTCCCAGTTCACGTTCACCCGCTGGCCAGGCGCGAAGGTGATGCCCAGCACCATCGACAGGGACTCCATGTACTGGCGCGCGTAGTCCTCGGCGGTGCGCTGCGCCGCGGCAGCCGAGGCGAAGGCGCCGTCGACCTGGGCGAAGCGCAGGTGCAGCAGCTTGAGCTGGTCGCGGTTGTCGATCCTCATGCGGGCGTCTCCAGTGTCTTCAGTCTGGCATCCAGCGCGCGCACCGCGGCCCACAAGACCGAGATCAGCGGGCCCTCCTGGAAGCCGTGCGCGCTGCCGTCAGCCAGCATACCCACACACTCGGGCACCACCAGGTTGACCTCCTCGGCGATGAAGCCCAGCCGCTCGTTGGTCCACGCCGGGTTCTCGGCGTTCGGGTCGGGCTCGGCGGTCGCGACCGCGCCGTAGGCGATCGTGGTGGTGTACTCGAACTGCACCGGGCGCATCTGTGGATCGAGCACGCGCGCCAGCGAGGCCGACGGGTCGAGCTCGACGACGTTGGTCTTGATCAGCTCGCTCGAGGCCGAGTTGATGTACGCGCCCTTACCGGTGACCGGCCCGCCCTCGGCGGTGATCTGACCCGCGGCCAGCAAGTCGCCGTTGGTCGCCGCCTTGATGCGGAGCTGGCCCGGGTTCCAGATGCCGAAGATGGTCTGGTCGGACGGGCCCGAGAAGAAGTTGCCCGAGCCGTCGCGCGCGTGGAAGCCGGTAGCTGCCGCGACGAAACCCTGGTTGGTCTGGAAGTACGTGCCGTCCCAGTAGATGCGGTTGTTCATCGTCGAGTCCAGGTACAGGCTGCCGCCATTGACGACCACGCTGCCGGCGGTCTGCACGATCGGCTGGCCGCTCACCCCGTTCCAGCCGTAGCCGCTGACCGAGAAGATCAGCGCGTTGGAGCCGGTGATGCTGACCTGGCCGCGGAAGGTGCTGTTGCCGGTGACGTCGATGCCGCCCGCCTCGATCACCAGCGGGCCCGCCTGAGTGGTGCCGGCTGAGCCGGCGAGGCGAAGCTGGTTCGGGTTCCAGCGCTGGATCAGGAACTCGCCCACGCTGATGGAGCCGCCGTCGGCCGCGGAGCCGATCTGGATCGCGTTGGTTGCCGGCATCGCGGCGTTGGCCCCGACCGCCACGCCGCCCACCAGCCTGGTGCTGCCCTGGTTCTGCAGGCCGACATTGACACCGCTGCCGCCGCTCGGCGCGCCGATGTACACGCCCCAGTTGTTGCTCGAGCCGGCCGTCATCGGATCGACGAACAGCCCGTAGGTGCTGCCGATCGTCGAGCCCGCGCCGCGCGTCGGGTTCAGCAGGTAGCAGCCCATGTACTGGTTGAAGGTCTGGCTGACCGCTGGCGTGGCGCCCCTGAACAGCCCGCCGACGATGTTGCCGGTGGCGCTGGAGCTGGCGACGAAGTCGACGTCCAGGCCGTAGTTCGGACTGGGCCCGGTCGCCGTCCCGCCGACCGCCAGGATGATGCTTGGATTGGCTGAGGAGCCGCCGACGGACACGAAGCGCGCCACCGCCAGGTCCTGGTAGATAGTGAACAGGTTCGGGTTACCCGCTGGCGCGCCGAGCTGGGCGCCGTTGGGCGCGATCAGCGGCCAGGTCAGCGCCGTGCCAGCCACCAGGATGCCCTTGCCGGGCGAGTGGTCGTGGCTATCCACCGCCAGCGCCAGGGTCTGCACGTCTTCCTTCTTGAACAGGTCGGTGCCCGCCGTGGCGTACGGGAACTGCAGGGCGCCGGTGAAGTTGGTCGCGGTCGTTCTGGCCATGTGCTGCTCCTAGCTGGGGGGTGGCTCGATCGCTGTCCATTGGACGGCCTTGACGTGCAGCGATCCGCGCCACTGCCGTCCGACCTCGTCAAACGCCTGCGAGATCTTGTAGTCGATGAAGCTCAGGTACACGCTGCTCTCGTCGGGCAGGATGCACAGCTCGGCGCCCGGGTCGTCCACCGCCGCCTCGACGAACTTGCGGATGGCGTTGCGGCCCAGGCGCATCGGCACGCCGTCGCGCCGCACCAGGCCGTCGGCGCACAGGATGTCGCCCTCGTACGTCATCAGCCTGGACGGGCGCAGCGCATGGCCGATCGAGACCGAGGAAACCGCGGGCGAGCTGGTGTTGACGGTGTTGTGCAGATGCACGCGGAACTCGGCCAGGGTCGCCACGGTGCCCACCGGGAACGGCTGGCGATCGAACACACCCGCGTTGAAGGTGTAGCCGAAGTCCGTCCACGAGCTCGCGCTGGGCGCCGTCTTGTACTCGAGGGTGACGGTGTTGTTGGCGTCGATCTGCGGCCCGGTGACCGACCAGGCCCTGAGCGTCTTGCGCGTCGAGTGGTACGTGCCGTGCCACTGCGGCAACCTGATCCAGTCGTCGCCGACGACGAAGCGATACACCGAGCAAGCCAGCGGGTTGAAGACGCACGCGTTCAGCAGGCGCACCACGCTGCCGTCGTTGAAGCCGATCAGGGTGAAGGTGTGGCCGGCCGGCGCGCCGATCGCCGTGGTGAACATGCGCGAGGGGAACTTGCCTGCCCAGCCGCGCACCACCGAGCCGTTCCAGGCGTCGATGCGCTCCGGGTTGGCCAGCACGTTGTTGAGCGTCTGGTACGTCGAGAAGGTGCCCTGGATGATGTACGCGCCGAACTTCATCAGGTAGCTGGTCGAGGTGTCGGG